AGCACTATCGTGATATGAAGATACAACCTGCAGAATTTATAAACGAAAACAAATTACTTTTTGCAGAGGGCAACAGAGGCGGAGACCGCAGCTAACACAAACAAGAGTCTCACATCAATGGCGGTCGACGTAGCCAACACAGATGTGTTGCGTGCACAGGCGTTGACGGAAACCGCGAGAGCCGCGGACATCCGGCAGAACACACTGTTCAACGCCGCTCGTACGAGCATCCAAGAGGCGGAGCTGAAGCGAGCGCAACGACGCGCCGAGGTCTACGGCGGCGACTACGGTCGATGGCTTACATACTTGAATGAGACAGGCAGAGCCATCCAGCCGTTCCTCCCGTTCGCGGGAGGACTCGCGGCGGGAGCCGGAGTCAGAGCGCTTCGAGGCACGATGCGCAATCCCGGAAGCCCGCTGAGGAGACCGCCGGCACCGAGACAACCCTCAACATTGGTCGACCAGTACGGTCGACCGTTTAGGAGAGACTGACACAATGTCGTTTCACTTCGATGCAGAAAAAGCCGATGGCCCGAAGCCGGGCCAGAGAACGGCGTACAAACGGCCGGAAGGCAAAGCCGGCAAGAGCCGGACGAAGCAGCAGTTCCGGAAGGACTGTGACATAACGGAAATCATGTCGAGGTGGAGCCGGACAGGCTTCACAGGGCCGCCGCCGCACATGGCGACCTCGAGAGCTCTCTTCGGAGACTTCACGTCACCCCTGCATCTGGCCGACACGATGGAGCAGCTCGACATCCTGAGAGATCACTTCGAAACGCTCCCGGTCGCGATCCGCGACCACGTCGACAACGACCCGACGGTGCTGATGCAGATGCTCATGGACCCGGAGGCAACCGAGGAGCTCGTGGAACTCGGCTACAAAGAGGATCCGAAGGATCCGTCGGGCCCGTCGGGCCCAGACGACCCACAACCGGCTCCGACAGGAGCCGTGCCCGGTGATCCGGGAACCGGATCCCCCTCACCGCCCGACGCCGAAGGCGGAGAGGAGTAATTCCCCCTGGAGGGGGGGCTCGCCTCCAGGCGGAAGGACCGCCTGGAGGGGGGTACGAGCCCCCCCTCAACTCCAGGAGCGGGAAAATGGAGATCTTGGCTTTAGCGATGGTTCTGGCGCTTGTCGCTGGCTATTGCGCAGCGATCTACGGCATCATCCGAGCATTGACCAGTTGGCTCTACTTGATGTCAACTGGTCTAGGTGGTCCCCAGAACCACCGCAATCATCACGACGTTCCACGTGGAACAAAGGAGGCAACGTGCGATACCGAGGCCGAAGACGACGGCCGATGAAACGTTCCCGTTCCCGGCGGCTCTTCCGCCGGACCTCGAGGTCCCGATCCCGGAACCGCCGAGACCGTGGCGGCGGCCGCTTCTAGGCGTGCCCTGCTACCGACCTCTGGAGGGGCACCGTCAGCCGGACGGGACGGTGTCTCTCCAGATACGTTCAAAAGCAGAACAGCCGACCACGATCACGCTTGCCTGCGGGCAATGCCAAGGATGCAGACTCGACCGGGCGCAGGAGTGGACCGTTCGAATCATGCACGAGGCGTCGCTCCATGCCCGCAACGCGTTCTTGACACTGACGTACGACGATGCACACCTCCCGGCGAGCGGGAGCTTGCAGGTGCGCGACCTCCAGGTCTTCCATCGGAAGCTCCGGAAGGATCTGTACCCGCACCGCTACTACGACGCAGGTGAATACGGAGAGCAAACGCATCGGCCTCACTACCATTGCTGCATCTTCGGTCAAGACTTCCTGCACGACGCGAAGCGGATCGGGACCGGCAGCAACGGTGACCCGCTCTACGAGAGTGAAACGCTTCGGCACTACTGGCCGCATGGGCATAACACGGTAGGTGAGCTGACGCGCGAGAGCGCGAGCTACGTGGCTCGATACGTGATGAAAAAGACGAGCGGCAAGCGAGTCAAAGTGAACGAATTCGGCGAAGCCGTCTACGATCGCGTGGATAAACAATCAGGAGAGATCACGACGATCAAACCGGAGTTCGCGGTAATGTCGCTGAAGCCCGGAATCGGAGAAGGTTGGATCAATCGGTTCAACGAAGAAACCTACACAGAAGACTGTTGCTTCCTCGAAGGGAGAAAGGTCAAAGTTCCGAAGTACTACGACAAACTGCTAGAAAAGAACGATCCAAACGAATTTCAACGCATAAAAGAACAAAGGAGGAACAAAGCAGACCGTCCGAAGGTTCGAGAGAACAACACAGAAAAGAGACTGAGGGTGCGAGAAGAACTCGCACTCCACAAAACCAACCGATACCGACTCAGAAATGAGTCAGAGGCAGAACTCAAATGAAGCAAATGTTCGTGATCTACGACTCGAAGGCAGAAATTTACGGAGACCCGGTGACCTTCGAGAACGACAAAGTCGCGATCCGTTCACTGAAACGCGTAGTCAACGATCCGCAGGGCGGAGCGTTGCACGAGCATCCGGAAGATTTCCATCTCTTCCGAATCGCGGCGTACGACCCGGCGATGGGAAGCATCGCGGTCACGCAGACGCACGAGCAGATCGTGAACCTGATTCATCTGAAGGACGAACCGGCGTTGCAGTTCGATCCGTCACTCAGCTGGTCGAACGATCCTCGAGGAATAACCAACGGAACAGCACCGGAAGCCAGCGGTCGCGTCGCCGACCCGGAGGTCGAGTAAATGCCGAGCTACGCAAAAAAGAGAACGCGAGGCGGACGGAGACGCCGCTCCGACTACAACATGAACATGATCCCGGACGTGACGCCGCCCAGGTCGGCGTTCGACCTGAGCCACGGCCGGAGCACAACACACGACGCGGGAAAGCTCATCCCGATCTTCTGGGCCGACGTCGTACCGGGCGACACGTGGTCGGTGCGCACCGGAGTACTCTCGAGGATCACGACGCTGCTCTTCCCGATCATGGACGAGCTAATCACGTCGTTCCACTACTGGTTCGTGCCGTACCGGCTTGTCTGGGAGCACTGGCAGGCGTTCTGCGGTGAGCGCAAGACGCCGGACGACACGACGGAGTATCTGATTCCTCAGGTGGACATGGCCGGAAACGGAATGCTCCCGCACAGCAACTACGACTACTTCGACCTGCCACTGACGGCGAGCACGAACCTGAGATTCAACGCACTTCCATTCAGAGCGCTCTGTCTGATCTGGGACGAATGGTACAGAGACCAAAACCTGCAAGACCCGATCGACGCTCCGACGGACGACGGACCGGATCCGGGAACGCTCTACAACGCACTGCTGAACAGAGGCAAAAGAAAGGACTACATCAGCGGCGCTCTACCGTGGCCACAGAAAGGAGACGCGGTCACGATGCCGCTGGGAACGTCGGCACCGATAACGGGCTTCGTCGACGCGGTCGCGAACCGGAACGTGCTCGCAGGCAGCCAGGCGCCGACGTACGACGTCGGGAATCAGACGGACATCTCGTTGGCACACAACGCGACGATCAACGTTACCTGGGAGCAGCAGCCGACCTCGGGAACGTCGCTCGCGACGTGGAACAATCCGGCGCTGGAGTACAACATCAACAACGTCCCGATCTCGGGAACGGCAGATCTGAGCCAGGCAACATCGGCAACGCTCGCGCTCTTCAGGCAGTCGGTAGCGATCCAGCAGCTGTACGAGAAGGACGCAAGAGGAGGCACCAGGTACGTGGAGACGCTACGTACACATTTCGGTGTCATCTCACCGGACCACCGGCTTCAGAGGCCCGAGTGGCTAGGAGGCGGCTCCGCGCCGCTTTCGGTCCAGCCGATCCCGAACACGAACTCGGAGGCAACTGCGGAACTAGGAACGCTCGGCGCATACGGAACGGTCGCCGGAGACGGCATCGGGTTCCAACACAGTTTCGTGGAACACGGCATCATCATCGGATTGATGTCGACCAGGGCGCCGCTGACGTACCAACAAAATCTCGATCGCTACTGGAGCAAGCGCGACCGCTGGGAGTTCTATTGGCCGTTGCTCGCCGGAATCGGGGAGCAGGCAATCCTCAACCAAGAGGTGCTCTGGCTGGACCAGCCCGGAACGGCCGCAGACGAAGACCAAGGCGTCTGGGGTTACTCCGAGCGGTTCGCGGAGTACAAGTTCATGAGCAGCAAGGTAACCGGGCTGATGCGATCGGAGGTTCCGCTCGCAACGTCGTTGGACGTCTGGCATTTGGCGCTTGACTTTGAAAGCGTGAGACCGGCGTTGAACGCCGACTTCATCAAAGACGAACCGCCCGTCGACCGAGTCGTCGGAGTTCCGACGCAGCCGCACTTCCAGACGAACATGTACCACCAGGTCCGAGCCGTACGGCGAATGCCGCTGTACAACACGCCCGGACTGTCGAGGTTCTGATGTGGGAAACAGCACTTGGCGGCGTCTTTGGTCTTGGTGCTGCGGGCGCGCAGGCCGCGCTTTCTCTTCAGATGCAGAAGAGGCAGCACCGATTTCAAGAGAGGATGTCCAACACCGCGTATCAGCGCTCCATGGCCGATATGCAACGAGCTGGGCTGAATCCAATGCTCGCAGCAAAGCTCGGCGGCGCTACCACCCCGATCGTGACTGGGA